TGAATCAAAATTAACCGTGCTGCTGCAGGAATTGGATGAAAGTGATATCGGAATAGAGTTAACTGGTTTCGATGAAAGCGAATTTGAAGACTTAATCGAATCATTAGAAAGCCAACTTCCTCTTGAAACAGAAGATGATGAATTTGACGTTGAGGAGGAGCTTCAAAATATTGAAGAACCAGAAACACGTCCGGGAGATATATGGCAATTAGGTCACCATCGTTTAATATGTGGGGACAGTACTGACATTAAAGTTATTTCTCGCTTGATGGATGGCCAACTCGCTTCAATGGTATTCACTGATCCGCCATATAATGTGGATTATGAAGGAAAAACGGAAGATTCTTTAAAAATAATGAACGATAAAATGGACGATAAACAATTTTATCAGTTTTTATTTGATTTATATACGTCTATGTTCAGCGTTACTGAAGAAGGTGGCGCTATTTACGTTTGCCATGCAGATTCAGAAGGTCAAAACTTTAGGCGGGCAATGGTGGAATCAGGGTGGCTTTTAAAACAGTGCATTATATGGGTAAAGAATCAAATCGTAATTGGCCGGCAAGATTATCAATGGCAGCACGAACCGATTCTTTATGGGTGGAAGCCTGGTGCTTCTCATAAATGGTATGGTGACCGAAAGCAATCTACAGTATGGTTTTTTGATAAACCCCAGCGAAACGGAGAACATCCAACAATGAAACCCATACCACTCGTTGCAAACGCAATCCAGAATTCATCAAAGAAAGGCGATATTGTTCTTGATGTTTGTGGTGGCAGTGGAACAACAATGATGGCTGCTGAACAGACAGAACGAATTTGCTATATGAGTGAAATGGATCCGAAATATTGTGATGTTATTAAAAATCGATACGAAAACTTAACAGGAAATAAAGCAAAATTATTGATGAGAGCATAAAGAAAAGGGATGTTAGCGCACCCTCCTTTTATTAATTGCTGATAACCACAGCAGAGATAGTGAAACAGCTTGACTATGATAGTCTAAAGAGCGCTATCTCGATTCCTATTTTAGTTTAGGAATGGGGTGCTTGCAATAAAAAACAAAAACAAGAGTTCGCAAGATGAATTGTTACAGCATGAATTAGAAGTCTTGGCGGGCATCGCAACATCAAAAGAAAAATATAGAAAGATTGTACAGGCGGGCATCGCTCAATGGATTCGTGACTTCCAAAGTGGGAAAATTAGAGTCACTACCGTTGATGATTTGAAAAAACTAATTGAGATAGATTTGGAACTCCAAAAAGACGAGTTATAAAAAACAACTTAATTTGTGGGGGTGGCGGTGATGTGACGTGGCAAGACCTAGAGACCCGAGACGAGACGAAGCAAAAGACATATGGTTAAAGAGCGGCGGAAATCTTAAATTGGTTGACCTTGCTAAACGGATGGGTGTCACGAGCAATACCGTACGAAAGTGGAAAGCAACAGACAAATGGGATGCTGAATTAAAAGGGAGCGCTCCTAAAACAAAAAGGAGCGCTCCTAAAAGCTCTAAAGGAAAGCGTGGCGCCCCAAAGGGAAATCAAAATGCCAAAGGAAACTCGGGTGGTGCTCCGGTTGGAAACAAAAATTCAGTAAAGACTGGAGAATATGAATCACTTATGTGGGATTTTCTTGATGATGATGAAAAGGCGTTATTTCCAGTAATTCCAACTGACACAATTTTTCAACTGGAGATGACTATCCGGGAGTTAACCATTCGGCAACGCCGCATGATGAAGCGCATCAAACGAATAGAAGATGGGCTCACTGAAAAGCAGCGAACAGTTTTACAAGAATTAAAAGATATGAAAGATATTCATGTTGTTGAAAAAAATGGGGTCGAAGTCAATGTCCCTGTTAAAACTTCTGCTTTAGTTGTAACCAAGATTGAGGAAACAGAATTCAAAAAAATTGATGATATTTTAAGCCTTGAAGAGGCACTCACACGTGTGACAGATAAACTTTTAAAGGCGTTAAAACAGAAAAATGAAATAGAACGTGATGAGATTGAAAAACAGCTCAAGCTAGAAAAGATGCGAGTGGAAATCACTAAAACAAAAGCTGAAATCAAGGAAATCACGAATGAAAGCAACCCGGACGACCGGACGATCATTATCAACAACGAGGATGAAATGAGGCGGATTTTGAATGAACGCAATCAAAATAACCGACCTGATTAACCCGGTGTTTTATGATTTCTGGTTAAACGATAAGCCGAACAGCATTTTAAAAGGCGGCCGGTCATCCATGAAATCATCAGTCATATCCCTAAAGCTTGTCATCGATTTTTTAAACGATGATCAGGGAAACGTTGTGGTGCTCCGAAAGGTTGGCAAATACTTGTCAACATCCGTTTATGAACAAATCAAATGGGCCGTATACATGCTCAAAGTGGAAAATGAGTTCTATTTTGGTAAATCACCGTTGATCATTCGACATAAACGGACAAACACGGCGTTTTATTTTTACGGTGTTGACGATCCGATGAAAATCAAATCCGCCAAGATTGCAAAGGGATATGTCATGGCACTTTGGTTTGAGGAACTGGCCGAGTTTGCAGGCGTTGAGGATATCGATATTGTTTCCGATACGTTCATCCGGCAGGACCTGGGCGACAAAGAGGTTAAAATCTATTACTCATACAATCCGCCCCGAAACCCGTATGAGTGGGTGAATGAATGGGTTGACAGCAAAGCCGGGGATCAGGATTATTTCATCCACCATTCAACCTATATGGATGACGAGAAAGGTTTCCTGTCGCATCAGATGATCCGGAAAATCGAACAGTACAAGGAAAATGACCTTGATTACTGGCGCTGGATGTATGCCGGTGAGATTATCGGCCTCGGCGATATGGTTTACAATATGAACCATTTCCATTGGATTGATGAGCTGCCGCAAGATGATGACCTGTTGCTGATCGATATCGCGATTGATTCCGGGTACCAGACATCTGCGACAACGTTTTGTGCATTCGGACTTACGAAACGGTTAAATGTCATTTTGCTTGACACTTATTACTATTCTCCTCAAAATCGAGTCGTTAAAAAAGCGCCGAGTGAATTCTCAACCGACTTGAAAGAGTTTGAAGTTAAGTTAGCGGAGTTTAGGAGAAACATCGACATGAGGACGATAGACAGTGCAGAGGGTGCTTTGAGAAACCAATACATGAAAGATTTTGGTGTGCGGCTGCATCCAATCGCAAAAAAGAAAAAGGTGAACATGATCGAGAACGTTCAAGACCTGCTTGCGCAAGGTCGTTTTTTTATGCTCCGAAACAATAACAATCAGATTTTTTATGAAGAGCACAAGAAGTACCAATGGGACGCTGACACGTTGCAGAGTGATGATCCTAAAGTAATCAAGGTTGATGATCACACTTGTGATGCCTTCCAATACTACGTCAATGACAATTTGCAGAAACTGCGATTGAAATATTAAGGCGGTGATGCCATGTTTCAAAACATTCTAGCACGCCTGAAAGGAATGTTTGCAAAAATGGGCCTGATCAAAGAAATAAACAATGTAAGCCAACTGGCTGCCGTCCAGGAATCAGAGCGGCAATACAATCGAATAGAGATTTGGAAATCCCTCTATCACGGCCATTTGGCGCAATACTATGGTGTCCCGTTTCATGAGACCCATTGGACAAGTGTGGACGGTGTTAGGCATAAACGGCGCCGGGCAACGATGGGTATGTCGAAGGTTGTCAGTCAGGAAATGGCAAAACTGGTTTTTAATGAGAAATGCGTGGTTAACATTTCGTGCGAAGGCAATGAGGCAGTTGAGGAAATGCTGCAGGATATCTTGAAACGCAGCCATTTCCACAAGCTGTTTCAGGACAAGCTCGAGACCATGTTCGCGATGGGTGGACTCGTAATCAAACCTTATTACAAGGACGGTAGCATTCATTTTTCTTTCGTGACGGCTGACTGTTTCCTGCCTGTACAGAGTACAAATGACCACATCGAGGCGGGCGTATTTCTAAACGTAACTCGCAAAGGTAAAAAAT